AACCGCCGAGCGTCAAGCCGCACTAGCCCAAGCTGTCAACCGTGAAGCGCAGCGACTTGCGGAGGTGATTCCTGACTACGCGCACCCTGAGAAGGGAACCGAAGTCAAGAAGATGGTTCGAGAGTTTGCCAAGTCCATTGGTTTTTCCGATCAGGAACTGGCAACCGCTTACGACTCCCGAGCTGTTCAGGTTCTGTATATGGCCGCGCAATACGCGAAGTTACAGAGCCAGAAGCCTCAAGTAACCAAGAAAGTAAGTGAAGCGCCGAAGATGCTTCGTCCAGGCAATGCAGCAACTCAAAAGGTAGCGGCAGACGAAACAGTAAAGAAAGCTCATTCGCAGTTGAGGAAGTCTGGAAAAGTCTCCGATGCTGCGGCCCTGTTTGAACGTCTCCTATAAGGAAAGATCATGACCCAATTTCGTACCTACGCCGCTGTTGGTCTGCGCGAAGACCTGAGCGACATCATCTATAACATCGCTCCCACCGACACGCCTTTCATGTCCACCGTGGGCAAAACCAAGGCTACGGCTGTCTATCACGAGTGGCAGACCGACTCCCTGGCCGCTGCTGCTACTAATGCCGCAGTTGAAGGTGCTGACGCTTCCACCGCGACGCTCAGCCCGACGACCCGTGTTGGCAACCGCACCCAGATCAGTCAGAAGACTGTCGGCGTGACCGGCACGCTGCAAGCTGTTGACAAGGCTGGCCGCAAGTCGGAACTGGCCTATCAGCTGTCGAAGGCTTCGTCTGAGATCAAGCGCGACATGGAGTTCACGCTGCTGAACAACACCGTTCAGAGCAACGGCACGGCTGGTTCTACCGCCCGTGTGTTGGGCGGCCTCCAGACCTGGCTGGCGACCAACGGTGACTTCGGTTCGGGTGGCTCTGCTGGTTCTTCCGGCACGACCGCTCGTACGAACGGCACGAACCGCACCTTCACCGAGACCGAACTCAAGACGGTTATCAAGGAAGTGTTCGAGTCCGGTGGTAGCCCGAAGATTCTGATGGTGACCCCGGCGCACAAGCAGACGGTTTCGGCTTTCGCCGGTATCGCTGCCCAGCGTTACATGGCCCCTTCGGATGCTCCGACGACCATAATTGGCGCAGCGGACATCTATTTGTCCGATTTCGGCAGCGTGTCTTGTGTACCCAACAGGTTCATGCTGTCGGGCAACGCTGCTAACGAAGTGGCCTTCGTGCTTGATCCCGAGTACGCTGCTGTTTCCTATCTGCGTCCCTTCCAGACCATTGAACTGGCGAAGAACGGTGACTCGGATCGCACGCAGCTGCTGGTGGAATACACCCTCGAGGTCAAGAACGAAGCCGCTCACGGCATCATCGCTGACCTGTCGTAAGCCGATTTATCGGTGACAACTAAGGGGGCAGGGGAAACTCAGCCCCCTTTTTCACATGAACATCAACGAAATCGCAAAGAACACCAAGGTAGTCCAGCGCAAGGCTCACGCCGCCGATGATGGCGGGATCGTGATCGAGAGTTCGCAGGATGTGGGTGGGATCATTGAGTCCAATAAGGCTCAATTCAACTCATACGATGAACGCGCTCGATGGAGTGACCATTTGTTTGGGAACAAGATCGCCTCGGTTCCTTTGGTGGTGATTGACGATCTCAACAAAAAGGGCATCATGCGAGGGTTCCATGTGGTTGACCAGGCCCGATTCAAGGAATGGCTCAACAATCCTGACAACCGCGCATTCCGCACCCGTCCAGGGAGGGTCTAATGGCTATCTCCACCTATTCCGATCTCAAGACCACGGTGGCGAACTACCTCGCCCGGTCTGATCTGACGAGTCAGATTCCTGACTTCATCACATTCGCGGAGAACCGTCTTCGCCGGGACTTGCGGATTCGCCAGATGTCTAAGCTGGTTTATGCGACCATGACGGCAAACACCGCCACAGTCTCATTGCCTAATGACTTTCTGGAAATTCGGGACATCCACCTGAATACGACTCCAATTTATGCCCTGGAGTACCTTTCTCCCAATATCTTCTATCGCAATGCCGATGTGACAGATACGGGTGTTCCGAGGAAATACACGGTTCTGGCAGATGACTTCCAGTTCGCTCCGATCCCGGATTCGGCCTACAACGTCCGAATGCTGTACTACGCAGCCCCGGCCTATCTGAGCGACACGAACACCTCAAATGCGTTCTTGGCAAACTGCCCTGATGCGCTGCTTTACGCTTCTTTGGGTGAGGCAGAGCCTTATCTGATGAACGATGAGCGTCTTGCGACCTGGGCGGCTCTGTATCAGAGGGCAATTGACTCTATCAATGCATCTGATGATCGGGGAGAATACGCAGGTGTTCCTCTCACCATGACTTTGGCTAGGAGATAAAAATGGCTGAAATGTCGAATTACTTGGAGAACGCGCTTGTAAATGCGACTCTCCGCAACACTTCTTACACGAGTCCTACGACGGTCTATGTGGCGCTATACACCACAGACCCGACTGATGCGGATACGGGTACTGAGGTGAGTGGCAACGGATACGCCCGTCAGAGTGTGACCTTCTCGGCTCCTTCGAACGGTGCAACATTGAACTCTAATGCTGTGGAGTTCCCGCAAGCCACGGGTTCGTGGGGTACGGTGGCCTATATCGGGCTGCGTGATGCTTCTTCTAGCGGGAATCTGCTGTATCACACCGCTTTGGATGCATCCAAGACCATCGCTACTGGTGATGTGTTCCGCATCGCTATCGGGTCGCTGTCTGTCACCTTGACGTAATGGCTGATCTCTACCCACCGTGGACAATAGACTCGCTTGATAACCTCAAGGCGAGCCTAGACGATCTCACGCTAACGCTTGATTCTCCGCTTTACATCACAAGCGTTACTCGGTGGGATGGGGATGGCGCTATCACAGCGTCGGCGAGTGTTACGGCAAGCGGAATACGGGTTCAAGATGCCGCTGCTGCGATAACAGCGTCTGCGAGTGTTTCCGCATCTGCTCAACTTGTGCAGAGTGGGGCCGCATCCATCACGGCATCTGGCACTTGCGAGGCAAACGCTCAGATCATCATTCCGGGCGCAGCATCGATTACTTGCTCGGCCACCGTCACCGCCAATGGCGGGATGACATACGATGGTTCTTGCTCGATTACGGCATCCGCAACAGTTACGGCAAACGGAACTTATGTTGCCGGAGGAGTGGCTTCAATCACAGCCTCTGCGACTGTGACCTGTGACGCATCAGAGCAGGGTGACGAATGGGCAGATGTTGTATTGCCCAACTTCAACTGGACAAACGTGACACTCCCAACGAATACATGGAGTCTCGCTTAAGGGGAGCGACATGGCAGAAACAAAGATTGTGTTCGGTGAGTGGCTTCCAGATCAGCCTGGTGTGTCTGGTGCGCTCCAGGCCGCATACAACGTCTATCCTCAACAGGTTGGGTATGGGCCGATTCCTTCATTGTCGAACTACTCCAACAATGCTTCCGAGAACCTGACAGCCATCTATTCTGGAAAGATCAGTAGCACATCGACTCTTTTTGCTGGTGGCTCTACCAAGCTGTTTAAGTATGACTCTGGCACTCGCAATCTGAGCGATGTGTCAAAGGTCGGCGGGTACACGGGTACTGGAAAGTGGAAGTTTGTTCAGTTTGGTGATGCGCTCCTTGCAACAAACAACTCGCAGAAGATTCAGTCATTCACTCTGAACTCAAGTACCGCATTCGCTGATGTCGCTGCGGCTGCTCCCATTGCTGAGTACATCACGGTGGTTCGTGACTTCGTTGTCGCGGCAAACATCGCCTCTTATCCGAACCGAGTCCAATGGTCTGACATCAATGACGAGACAGATTGGACTTCTGGTGGAGCATCTCAGTCGGACTTCCAGGACATTCCTGACGGCGGGGATATTCAGGGGATAACTGGTGGAGAGTTTGGCCTTGTCCTGCTTGAGAAGTCCATCGTTCGGATGAGCTATGTAGGCTCTCCGCTCTATTTCCAGTTCGACACCATCTCACGCGAGATCGGGTGCTATGAGCCTGGATCGGTCTGCCAGTACGGGAACATGACATTCTTCCTGTCTGATGACGGGTTCTATATGTGCGATGGCCAGAGGGTCACGCCGATTGGTGCTGAGAAGGTTGACCGCTGGTTCTGGGATGATCTTGAGCCTGCTTATGCGAACTTCAGCTCTGCTGTCGATCCGATCAAGAAGGTTGTGATCTGGTGCTATCAAAACACCACAGGCGGGTATTCCCTGCTGATCTACAACTGGCAACTAAACCGCTGGTCTTACGGCACAACTGCTGCCACCTACATCGCATCTGCGGCCACCGCATCCACGACTCTTGAGGGATTGGATTCGTTCTCTGCCTCGATTGACGCGCTCACCGTTTCTTTGGACTCACGGCAATGGCTGGGTGGGAAATTGGTGTTTGCGGGGATTTCCGGGGCCAGGATCGTCACCTTCGAGGGCCAGCCGATGTCTGCATTCATTGAGACTGGCGACCTGAGCGCGACTGCAAGCCTTATCACTTTGGCCCGTCCGCAAATCGACAATGGCTCTGCTACCGTGGCGGTAGCATCTCGCGAGATGTTGGACGACACGATCACTTACTCAACGGCTGTGGCTGCGAGTGATGAAAACCGTGTCTCCCTCAGAAGCTCCGGTAAATATCACCGCATCAAGGTTGTTCCTACGGGCAACTGGACAACGATGGCCGGGGTTGATGTGAACATTGTCGGGAGGGGCCGTCGATGATGTTTCGTGTTCTCCCCCCGTTTGGCGCTGATCCTCGAGGCATTTCCGAGGTAGTCAATGGGTTGATGAATGGCAAGTCCAACAACACGGGGACTGTCACTCTAGCCACGGGTGGAGCATTGACCACGACTCTCTACGACGAGCGGATCAGCACAGACACGAAGATCATTCTGCTCCCGTTTTCTGCTGCGGCTTATGCCGATCAACTCCCATTTGGAGCGTTTCAAGACTCCACAGATCAGACTGCGGCCTCGACCACAGCGGCGTATGCGGTAACCCTGAACACGACTGATTACACAAACGGGATCACGGTTTCCAACAGTTCTCGGGTCAACTTCAAGAACCCTGGTACATACAACATCCAGTTCTCGCTCCAGTTCGCAAATACAGACTCACAGATTCAGGATGTTGACATCTGGTTCAGGAAGAACGGAACCGATGTGGCCGGGAGTAATAGCCGATACTCAATCCCAAATAAGCATGGCAGCATCAACGGCCATCTGATCGCGGCTCTGAACTACTTTATTGAGCTGGTGGCGAATGATTACATGGAGGTCATGTGGGCAACAACGTCAACAGCGGTTTCGATTGAACAACTCCCAACTCAGACAAGCCCGACTCGTCCGGCGACTCCGAGTGCAATCGTGACGGCAAACTGCGTATCAATGGCGAGCATTGCAAATGTGTACGTTTCATCGCAGACTCAGGGATCGGCAACTATCAGCCATTACGCTAATTCCACAGCCGATAAGACCTTTGCTTACATTTTGGTGGGATGATGGAAGCACGATTGATTTCCCCCAACGATCTGCGACAATGGTGGGGATTCGTCAGACCAGGGCTGCTGCAAATCCTGCACAAGACCCCGGAACATTGGATACCCGAGGATGTCTACACAGACTGTTTTAACGGGAAATCAATGCTCTGGGTCGGCCTGGTCGATGCAAGGCCAGTCGGGTTCATGGTTCTCCAGCCCCGAAAAAACGCGCTCCATGTGTGGTGTGCGTACCTTTCCGAAGTCGGGTACTTCGATGCAGGCTGGCAACATCTCATGAACATCGTTCAACAAGGTGATGCTCAACGCATCACATTCGAATCTTGGCGACCTGGTTGGGCCAGAAAAGCCAAACAACTAGGTTTTAAGCCCCGTTCGTGGGCGCTGGAGGTCTAAATGGGCGGCGGTGGAAATACAGTAACGAGGACTGAACTCGATCCGAATATCGCGCCATACGTTACCTATGGCTTGAGCGAGGCGCAGCGGCTTTATGCCACTCCCACGCCTCAGTATTATCCCGGACAGACCTACATTGGCCCGAGCCAACAGACGCAAGCTGCACTCGCGGCGGCTCAGACTCGCGCCCTGGCTGGAAGTCCTCTGACAAGTCAGGCTCAGGGTACGGTTTCGGCTCTGATGCAGGCTCAAAACCCCGCTACAGGGGCTTATCAGCAGCTCTATAACACCGCATCTCGTGACCCTTCCCTGGGTTTTTACGAGTCTCTGCGTGCTGGGCAGTTTGAGAATCCTGCGATGCAGGGCACTCAGGCTGTGGCTGAGGGTCAGTTCTTGGGTCTAAACCCGTTCTTCCAGCAGGCATTTGATCCTGCCGCCCAACGCGCTCAACAGCAGTACATGGACACGATCCGTCAGGTTCAGTCCACCGCTTCAAGGGCTGGTCGGTATGGTTCTGGTGCTGCTCAAGACCTCCAGGATCGCGCTGCGGCTCAGTTTGCCCAAGCTCTGACTGGTACGGCTGGACAGTTGGCGTATCAGGGTTATGGCATGGAGCGTGGCCTCCAGGAGCAGGCCCGTCAACAGCTAGCGGGATTGGGTCAACAGGCTTTGTCTACTCGCTTGGCTGGTGCTGGTGCGCTGAGTCAAGAGGCTCAACAAGCCTTCCAGAACCAACTCGCCGCCGCTGGTGGAGTTGGGACTCTCGCTGCTCAGGACTTGGCCCGTCAGATGGGCGCTGCTCAGTTGGCTCCCGCTCTCGCCGAGACAGACTACCAAGACATCAACAAACTTCTCCAGGCTGGCCAAGCTGCCGAGCAGTACCAGCAGGCTGCTCTTGAGTCCGATATTCAGCGATTCAACTTCCTTCAGAACCTTCCATCTGCGAAACTTCAGCAGTTCCTGTCGGCGGCTTATGGCTCACCGATGGGCGGGATTCAGGTCAGTCCGACATATCGTAATCCCCTGGCTGGTGCAGCGGGTGGAGCGATTCTTGGTCAGGTTCTTGGTGGTGGTGCTACGGGTACTGCTGCCGGGGCACTCCTTGGAGGGCTACTGGGATGAGCGGAGCAGAGCCAATCATCGCGGCTGAGGCTGCGGCTGCTATCGGTGCGACTGAGGCGGCTGCTGCTACTGCGGCGGCGGCTGAGGCTGCTGCGGCAACGGCTGCGGCTGCTGAGGCTGCAACTGCGATGCAGGCGGCACAAACCGCTGCGACTGCCGCGAACACCGCGAGTCCCTTTCTTACTGGTGGCATTGAACAAGCCGCCGCTGAGGGGATGAGAGGTTACGCGACTCAAGCGATGGCTGGGCTTCCTCCTCCTGGTACTTTCGAGCTTACTGGCGGCAGTCTGATGCCTGGGGTAAACCCTGCTGTGATTGCTCCCGGTGTCGGCAAGGCTGCGACTGGTCTAACGATGATGCAAGGACTCCAGGCGGCTCGAGCGATTGGTTCTATGGGGCCAAAGCAGCAAACCACGGTAGGGATGCAGATGCGCCGTGGACAACCTGTGAACATGATGCAGCCTGCTTCACTCTTAGAGCAGAAGAGAAAGCGCAACCAGATCATTTCTCTGCTGTGAGGTAAATATGGACGAACTACTCGCACGGCTTTTCGGGAATCAACCCTCCTACGCACCTCAGTTGCTTGGAGAGGATCAAGCCCGACTCCTTCAGCAGCAGGCGCAACAGTCTGGACTTTTGAATGTCGGTCTCGCACTTCTAGCGGGTGCTGGCCCTAGCCCTCAGCGTCGCGGTGTGGGTGAGCTTCTCGCGCAGGGCGTGATGGCTGGTCAGCAGGCATACGCAGGAGCCTATGACAAGGCTGTCCGTGATCGGATGATGCAAGAGCAACTGGCAGAGCGTCAGCAGGCTCGGGCAGAGCAACAAGCTGCACAAGCCCTTTTGCCGCAGATTCTTCGTCCTGGCGCTCAAACAGCAACCTTCTACGGACAGCCAGCGCAAGGCGGCATCCGTGATGAGGAAGGAAATCTGTTCCCTGGCGTAGAGATGCGAGTCGGTCAACCTCAGATCGACATGAACACGCTTCAGCGTCTTCTGACGCAAGCCCCGAATGTGGCTGGTAAGGTTCTGCCGACCATCGAAGCCTTCCGTAAGCTGAGTGCTCCTGAGCGAATCAAACTTGGCGCAGAGGAAACGCTTACGGAAATCACTCCAGAAGGGCAGACGCGAGTTGTTGCTACTGGCGCACCAAAACAGGTCAAGCCGCCATCTGCTGTTGAAGAATACAACTTTGCCGTAAGCCAGGGCTACAAGGGAACTTTTGACCAGTTCAAGCAACTTGGCCGAGCCGTAACAACTGTCAATGTCGGCGAAGGACAGAGAGGCCTTGAGAATGAAATGAAACTGGCTGGCGCATTTAAGGGCGAGCCAGTTTACAAAGCCTTTGATGAAATGCGTGCATCATTCCAGCAGATCACGACTGGCCTGAACCAAAAGTCACCGGCTGGCGACCTGACTGCCGCAACCAAGTTCATGAAGTTGCTTGATCCTGGATCGGTGGTGCGAGAATCTGAATTGTTCTTGGCGATGCGGGCAACTGGTGCGCTAGATCAGTTTACAGATGTTGCCAATAAGATCATCGATGGAACTAAGCTGACAGGGCAGCAGCGTGCTGACTTCAGGAATGTTGCTGAGCAGTTGTATAACGCCGCAGCAACCTCCTACAACACGAAGCGCGATGAATATCTCCAGTTCGGCCAATCTCAGGGTTTGAAGGGTTCCATCTTGCTTGGTCAGCCTGCGAAAATAGTCGGACAGCAGACGCAAGCTCCGAGGATGCCTACTCAAAAAGAGATTGATGACGAGCTGAAGTCTCGCGGTGGAGGCATTTGATATGGATTTGTCTAAGCTCTCAACAGCAGACTTGATCGCTCTTCGCGAGGGGCGGCTGAAGGATGTTTCCACCGAAGGCTTGCAGATGCTTCGGCAGGCAGTTCCTGAGCAAAAGCCATTGACTGGCGCTCAGGTCGCTACTCAGGCAATCAGGAATCTTCCGTCTTCTCTTGGTCAGATGGCCCAGGACATCTATCAAGTGGTGACAAGCCCTGTCCAAACGACCAAGGCTATCCTGGATGTCGCTGCCGGTACTCTTCAGAACATCCTCCCAAAGTCGGTGGTTGATGCGATTGGCCCTGATCCTGCCTCGCAAGCGGCGGCTCGACAGGTTGCCCAGTTCTACGCTGACCGATATGGTGGGACTGAGAACCTGAAGCAAACCATCGCCAAAGACCCGGCTGGATTCTTGGCTGATGTGTCAACGGTTCTTACTGGTGGCGCTGGACTTACACGCGCTACAGGGACTGCTGTTGGCAAAGTTGCTCCTACTGCTGGACGAGCGACCACTACAGCGGCTGATGTGCTTTCAAAGACCGCGAGTTATGTTGATCCTCTGTCTGCTACAGCAAAGGCCACATCCGCAAGCCTAGGAACTGTCCTTCCCGGCATTTTGGGGATGACTACTGGTGCTGGGATGCAGCCCGTCCAAGAGGCATTTAAGGCTGGCAAAACAGGTGGAGAGGCAGCCCAAGCGTTCCGCACAAACATCCGTGGTCAAGCGGATATGCAAGATGTGCTGAATGCTGCAAAGGCGAATCTGCAAACAATCGCAGATGTTCGCCAAGCCGATTACCGCAAGTCGATGACGGCCATCAAGAGTGATAAATCCATTCTTGATCTGGCTGGCGTTGATGATGCTGTGACAAAGGCACTTGAGCGCACCACCTTCAAGGGTCAGGTAAAGGACGAACTTGCAAATACAAAGCTGCAAGACGTAAAGGCAATCGTTGATGAGTGGAAGGCTCTTGATCCGGCAGAGTTCCACACGCCAGAAGGACTAGACGCGCTGAAGCAAAGAATCGGCGCAGAGTTGGACAAGATTCCTTTTGAGCAAAAGAACGCTCGCGCTGTGGTTGGTAATGTTTACGACGCCACAAAGCGTGAGATTTCCAAGCAAGCCCCGACCTACGATAAGACGATGAAGGCTTATTCAGAAGCCTCTGACCTGATTCGTGAGGTTGAGAAGTCTCTGTCTCTTGGTCAACGAGCCTCCGCTGATACTGCGCTTCGTAAGTTGCAAGGGATCATGCGGAACAACGTCAATACCAACTACGGGCAGCGACTGGCACTCATGAAGGAACTTGAGGAACAAGGAGGAAGGGCGCTCGCCCCGGCCTTGGCTGGGCAGGCTTTGTCTTCCCCGATTCCTCGAGGCATTCAGCAAGCCACAGGCCCATTGGGTGTGTTGGGAGCATTCCAGGTAGCAGGAACCCCAGAGGCTCTCGCTCTTGCCGCCGCATCTTCGCCTAGGCTTGTTGGTGAGTCTGCTTACTATGCAGGCAGGGCTGCTGGAGTGCCGGGACAAGTTGGAAGAGGTCTGCTTGACCTGGAGGCTAGATTGCCTGAAGAATTCAGGATTACTCCAACTGCCACGGCTATCGGGCAGCAATTGCCTCCCCTAGACTTCAGAACGCTTAATCTCTTATATCAACTTCGTCAGCGCGAAGAAGAGAATCAGCAATAAACTGCGACGATCAAGGAGCATCAGATGCCACGCGCAAAAATCTCAGAGTTTTCGACCACCGCTGGTGATAACACCGACATCGATGGAATCAACATCGCGGCCTAGCCAATTCTTGCGAAATCACCATGCAATTTCAGAGCAGCTTGCTTATAAGCCTCGTGTGCGGCTTGCGGCGTGTCAAAGCAGCCGAGATGGATGCTTTTGTAGTTGACTGTGATTTTTGCAATGTATTTGCGGTTTGATTTGTAGTAAGAGACACCTTTGAAGCCACTCATGTTCGTTGATCTGAGTCCTGTGTTGCGATTGTTTTGGGCATTGTTTGCCTCGCGCAAATTCGACAGCACATTGTTTGATCTATCGCCATCAATGTGATCGATCTGCTCAGGCCAGCGGCCATAAGCCATAAAAAAGATGATTCGATGAGCGTAATGTTTTTTCTTGTTGATCGTCACCTCATGGTAGCCATTGCTCTTTTTGAGTCGGCTAGCTTGCTTGCCTTTCAACTTGTTTCCTCTGCGGTCAACTTTCCAAAAGAGAAGGCCATCGCGGTACTCAAAGAGTTCGTGAAGGAATTGCTGTGTCAGTTCCATAGCGCACCAAGTAAAAACCCCCTGAGCATTCGTAGTACCAGTACGAACACCCAGGGGGCAGCCAGCGGCTTAGAGCTATCAAGGTCTGGTACACCCAAGTTCTAAGCCTGCAAACATTCTTCCACATACCAATTGCCCAGTCAACGAGCAATCCATAAAATCGGTTAGCCGACCAAGGAGCTAAAGATGCCACGCGCAAAGATTTCAGAGTTCTCCACGACAGCCGGGGACAATACGGACATTGATGGCATCAATATCGGAGAGGGTTGCGCGCCCTCTGGTATCAACGATGCCATTCGTGAGCTTATGGCCCAGCTCAAGGACTTCCAGTCCGGCGCTGCTGGTGACAACATCACGGTTGTCGGAACGCTCGCGGCCAAGGGGACTTCATCCTCTGGAGCCGATCTGAAGCTGTACGAGGACACCGACAACGGCACGAACTATGTCGGGTTCATGGCTCCTGCTTCCATCGCTTCTAATGTGCAATGGACGCTTCCTAGCGCAGATGGCACGGCTAACCAGGTTCTCTCAACGAACGGCTCTGGGGTGCTGAGCTGGGCTTCTGGTGGAAACGTCAGCACCTCGGCAAACAACGCCTTCACGGGTGCTAATACCTTCTTCAACGCCACGGGACAGACCTTCGGCACGGCCACCTCGTCCGAGGACGGGATCATCGTAGCAGGCCGCGCTGGTGGATCGTCTTCTTATCGGGTCACGCTGACTCCTGGAACGCTGACGGCAAGCCGGACGGCCACATTCCCTGATGCGACCACGACCATTGCCGGATTGAGCGTCGCTCAGACCTTCACCGCAACGCAGACTTTCAGCGGTT